CCAAAATGCGCACGTTCAACTATCGAGGATAGATTGAGAAACTTTGGAGAAAAAGTAGTTCTAGACAATCGCAATGTCACGCCGATGTCCATCACAGAAGTGGTCGACACGTACCGGGGTCGCAAGCGCGCAATCTATGAACAGGCCGAAAAGAGTCTCAACCTAAACGGGTTAAAACGATCACATGCGCATAGTATTTGTTTTGTCAAGGTTGAAAAAGGCAACCCGGCAAAAGCACCTCGCTGTATACAACCGAGAAGAGCTGAGTATAACCTGTGTGTAGGGAAATATATTAAGCGTCTCGAACATCGTCTGTACCGCTCGATAGCGCGTATATTCGGTGATGGACCTACTGTAATGAAGGGATATAATGTTGTTGATGTAGCTCGTATAGTCAAAGGTAAATGGGATAGTTTTGTACATCCCGTAGCCATTGGACTAGACGCAGTCAAGTTCGACATGCATGTCAGTCCTGAAATGTTAAGTTGGGAACATGGGGTATACAACCGTATATTTAAGTCCGCTGAACTCAAGAAGTTGTTGGGTTGGCAGATGAATAATATTGGTAGGGGATACTGTACCGACGGCAAATTAAAGTACAAAGTGAAAGGGAAGAGATTCAGTGGTGATATGAATACCGCCTTAGGCAATTGCCTTATAATGTGTGCCATGGTTTGGGCATACGCCAAGGAGCGTGGAGTTTCGTGCAAATTGGTTAATAATGGGGATGATTGCGTGGTGTTTATGGAGCAACAGGATCTAGAAATGTTCAAAAAAGGATTGGAATCCTGGTTTTTGGACATGGGTTTTAGGATGACCGTTGAAGAACCGGTGTATGAGTTGGAGCAGATAGAGTTCTGCCAAATGCACCCGGTATACGCTGGAGGAGAATGGAAGATGTGTAGGAATATCCACACAGCACTCATCAAAGATTCGTTGAGTGTCGTGCCATTAACCAGTAGAACTACTTTTCAGAAGTGGTTGGGAGCGGTTGGAGAGTGCG